ATTGATTGACGACGTGGACCGCTCCAATACCCCGGCGGACCAGTATTTTAACGACGTGGCAACCAAGGCGGCCGCACGGGGGATACAGTTTGTGGTGGTCGATTCGCCGCAGGGTGAGGCACAGAATTTAGCCGAGGCCCAGGCCCAGGGCATCCGGCCCTACTTCGTACAGATTGAGCCGTGGAATGTGTTGGACTGGGCTTTTGGTGCTGATGGGCGGCTGGATTGGGTCAAGCTGTTCGAGAACGTGGAAATATCCGCTGATCCGTTTGAAGGCCACAAAGACCAGGACCAGTACCGCATCTGGTATCGGGATAAGTGGGAACTGTGGGTCGAATCCGAGAGCGAAAAAGGCGAGACTAAGTTGGAATTGCAGGATGAGGGGTTGAACCCGGTGGGGCAGGTGCCGATTGTGCCGTTTTACTTTGAGCGCAGCCAACCGATGGTTGGAGTAAGCGCCCTGGATGATGTGTCTAGTCTGTGCAAGCGGGTGTTCATGCGGGACAGTGAGCTGGACAAGAATCTGTTTGATAGCGCCGTGGAAATTGCCTGCTTTTTCGGGTTTGAAGAGGATGAAATGGAAGAGTTTGTGCGGTCGTCTAGCAACGGGGCCAGGTCGCAAAGTGCTGAGGCCCGGATTGAGTATGCCGCGCCCACAGGCAGAGCATGGGAGGCGCTTACACGAGCAATAAATGAGGATGAGGAACGTATCAGAGAAATTGCTCTGCGCATGGTCCGGCCCGACAGCAAGCAGGTGGAGAGTGCGGAGAGTAAACGCGAGGATCGCAAGCAGTTAAACTCGCAGCTTGAACGATTTGCCCGGAATTGTGAGGCGGGGGAAGAGCAATGTTGGAAGCTGGCGGCGGCCTGGATGAATGTTCGGGATGCCGAGGTAGATGTCACCTATGATAAGGATTTTAACGAAACCAAGATCAGCGATCAGTTGATGAGGGCTTTTGTGGATATTCGTCGGAATCGTGACCTGAGTCGGGAGACGTTTCTCCGGATGCTTCATCAGTGGGGCTGGATGCCGGAGGACTTTGACGTTGATGCCGAGATTGAACGTCTGGAGTCGGAGAATCGGACTGTGGGCCGTATGGGGGGTTCTCTATTGACCACTCGTGAGGCCGGAACGGGAGAGCCGTCCTGATGCGGTGCAGGAGATATTGTCGCTGTTTTTCGAGACGACATTTAGTCATGTGCAGGTAAATCATGGACACCCAAGAGAGGATTGACAAATACATATTCGCCCGGTCCGTCAACTGGCGCTTGCGCCTGGATCGGTGGGAAGATCAGCAACTTGAACAGGTCTTAAAGACCGTGGACCAAGCCCGTGGGGAAATAATATCCGAACTTGACGCGCGAGGCAAGGCCCGGAAGCTGACCGATTGGAACGAAGCCCGGCTTACGTCGTTATTAGGCGAAATGGAGGATATGACGGTGGGCATCAAGCAGCAGCTAGGCCAGGACTTGGACGATATCGCCACGACTGCTGCGCAGTCCACGATTAAGGAATATAACGACATATTCAGTGTGGACGGGACTATGCCGGGGTTTAACAATGTGGAGCCTAGCCCGGAGCAGTTGCGGGCAATGGTGCAAACCCCGCTTGGTGGCTTGCAGGCCGCCGAGGTAGTCAAAAATGCTTTCGATCACAACTTGATTGACCGGGTGAAGCAGGACATAGACGCCGGGTTGCTCCGGGGTGAGTCGTACCAAAAATTGGTACAACGTGTTGAGCAGAACTGGGGTGGGGCGCGAAACGATGTCATTAGTTTGGTGCGGACGCAGACGCAGGAGATGAACAACCGGGGTGCATGGGCGGTTGCTGACCAGAACCGGGATGTATTGCAGCAAGAATGGGAGTGGTCTGCAATATTGGATAACAGGGCTTGTATCAGGTGTGCGAGTCTGGACGGGCAACGGTTTGATATTGACGACCCCATCCCAATCCCAAGGCATTTATCATGCCGCTGTTGTAGGCGTTACCTGACAAAATCCTACCGCGATCTAGGCGTCAACATAGACGAGATGGAACCGGCCTTGCGTAATTGGGTCTTACGGGACGGGCAGGTGGCAACCGGTGGGGCCGTGGCCGAGACACTGGGCAAGTTCAAGGGCAACTACCGAGATTTCTTTGGTGGTTTGCCATACAAGCGGCAGGTCGAGATTGTGGGCAAGACCAGGGCCGACCTGATCCGCAAGGGCAAGTTGAACTTTGACGATTTGGCCGACGGCCGGGGCCGGGTGTATAAGCTAAACAAAGGCTGGGACGGGCTGAGTAACGAGAAGCAGGAGGACGTGATCTAATGCAGTGCCCCAAGTGTGACGGTGATTCCAGAATACGGAAAACATGGCCGAGTTGTGATAGTTCCATACGACAACGGGAATGCCTAAAGTGTGGCTACCGCTGGACGACTGTGGAAGTAATGCAGGGAACCATTCAATACGTCGTTAAAAGGGAACAGCGTTGCATTTAGTCTAGTCCTGACTATACACAGTTAGCCTTTTTGGGGTATGTTTTAGCCGTCTAAAGACTGTTTTAGGCGGCTATTTTTTTTGTTTAACTACGCGACTTGAGCGGAAATCAAGGAAACTCACGCGACTTGAGCGGAAATCAAGGGGAGTAAATCATGGCAGATGCTACCGATCAGACACAGGAAACGATGGATCAGGACACCGGTGAAGAACAGCAGGGCGAACAAGTGAACCAGGAACAGATTGACAGGGCCGTCAAGAAACGCCTTGAACAGGAGCGCCGGAAATTTGAACGGGAGAAGCAGCAGCTTCTAAAGCAATATGAAAATGTTGACCCGAACGAGTATCAGCAGCTTAAAGAAAAACAAAAGCAAGCTGAGGACGAGAAGCTCCGTAAAGATGGCGAGTTTGAGAAGCTCCGCGAGAAGTGGAGCAAAGAGCGAGAACAGGAGAAACAGAAATACGAGGAAAAGATACAAAACCTCAATAGTCAACTGGATAACCTGTATCTCAAAGAAAAGGTCAAAAATTCTGCACTTCAGGCGGGTGTTGACCCCGCAGATGTTGATGATGTGCTGACCATCACTTGGAACCGATTTCAACGTGATGACGAAGGAAATATTCTTGTTTTGGATCGGGAGGGTGAGACATCGCCACTTACTCCAGAAGATTTTTTTGCCAAGGACTTTAAAGAGGCAAAACCAAAGTTTTATAAACCGGATGTTTTGCCCGGCGGTGGGACTAGCTCTAGCGCTAATAATCCCACACGGGGCAAAACCGTAAGCCGCCAGGACTTTGACAGCATGGACGCTGCCGAAAAGAAGTCCTTTATCGACAAAGGCGGCCAGATAACAGACCAATAACTTTTATGAGGTGTTGAAATGGCAAATACTCTTACAGGACTAATCCCTACTCTTTATGCTGCCCTGGACATTGTGTCCCGCGAACTTGTGGGCCTGATTCCGGCGGTAAGCCGGGATTCCAGTGCAGAGCGCGCGGCCAAGGGCCAGACCGTCAGCTCCCCGGTGGTCCCGGAAGTCTCCACGGAAAGTATCTCCCCCGGTGATAACCCGGCAGATAGTGGGGATATGACCATTGATACTGTGGACATGAGCATCAGCAAGGCCAAGGCTGCTCCGGTCCGGTGGACTGGGGAGGAACAGCGCGGGGTTGCTCTTTATGACCAGGTGCAAACCCACCGTTTTGCCCAGGCCATGCGGGCTTTGGTGAACGAAGTCGAAGCTGACGTTGCAAGTGTATATCCTGGATTTTCCCGCGCTTATGGAACCGCCGGGACTACTCCGTTCGGATCGAACCTGAGCGCTATGGCCGAGGTGCTGAAGATACTCAAGGACAATGGCGCCCCTACGGATGCACTCAAGTGTGTGTTCGATACATCGGCGGGGGCTAATCTCCGCAGTCTGGCACAGCTTACCAACGTGAACCAGGCCGGGACTGACCGGACCTTGCGTGACGGTGTGCTGCTTGACATTCATGGCTTTGAACTCCGGGAATCCGGGCAAATCAAGACCCAGGATAACAGTTCTGAGGGCACTGCGGGCACAACTACCGTAAACGGCAACCACTCCGAAGGTGCAACCACGGTAAGCGTAGCCTCCGCCACCGATGCGGTTACCATCGTAACAGGCAACTTCATCACCATCGGCGACCATAATTACATGGTTGTCAATGACAGCAACGTATCTATTGCCTCCGACGCTAATGGGGACGTGGAAATTGCCGAGCCGGGCCTGATGGAAGATGTGTCCGGCGGAACCAGCGTAACCCAGAATGACAGTAACTTTGTGGCGAATATGGCTTTTGCCCAGAGTGCTGTGCATTTGGTAACCCGCGCCCCGGCCATGCCGCAGGGCGGTGACGCCGCTGACGATGTGATGGAAATTGTGGACCCGGTATCCGGATTGGCCTTCCAGGTCGCCATGTATCGCCAGTATAGGCGGGTTAAGTACGAAGTTGGCCTCGCCTGGGGCTATAAGCTCATCAAGCCGGAACATGCAGCTATTTTGCTCGGGTAACCGGTGATGGACCTACA